CAGTTGAGATAGCTGTAGTAACTTCTGTCCTAAGGACTGATTAGAGTTATCACCAATGTTTGCATCAATGTCCAGATCCATATTGCTCGGAAGCATTTGTAGATCCTGAGGACTTATTGAAGCATAACCTTCAGTGTTCTTGTACCTAGCAGGGTTTTTCATATTCTGCTTCATCTCTCTCAATACACCACGACACAGGTCCTTAATACCTGTCTCTACGAAACGACGAGCGATATGCTCAATACGAATCTGTGATGCGTTCTGTGCGCTAGACATCTTAGCCTCTGAGTTTCCTGATACAAATAATGCATCATTAAGACCCATAGCTGTCTTAGTAAGACCAGTAGACTGCTCTTTCTGTAGACCAAGGAACTCAAGCATACCTGCAGTTCCGGAGCTGATTGGCTCTGGTTGGATCTGCTGAATAGCTGCTGCTGGATTACCATTAGTTGGGATGATCTGCTTAGGTACTGGATTCTGCAATGCAGAGAAGTCCACTACATTAGGATCTGCTAATGTTCTACCATAGTTACCAAAGTACACGTTCTCTACAAAACCACGTAGGATTGCTGTAGTAGCCTGTGTCTGAGGGCGAGCCATATCAAGAAGTGAAAGACCATAGAACTCGTGCGGAATCTCGATTGGATTGAGCATACCTATTGGAACATAGGATACATCGTTCTCTTCAAGAATCGTATCGCCTGCCTTAATGACATGCTTAAGTTCCGCGATGCCATCTCCATCTCTATCTGTTCTCAGCCAGCATTCAATTACTGTTATGTTTATATTCGCCTCGTCCTCTTCAGAGTCCTGCGAAGTTAACCAGTTGTCGATACCTGCAGCGTCCTTACGAGCAAACGAATCGCTTGACCAGTTAGAACCTCTTACGTTAGACTCCTCACCGATCTCACTTAAGTCACCCTTAAAGTCAGGCCACGTTCTACGAATATCAGAATGCGTCATCTCTGTGATCATACCTACAAACTTAGCATCATGAATCGATGTTGCATGTCTGTCGATTAGAAAAGACTCTGGAGCTATGTTGCGTAACTTAACGCCAGACTTGTCGATCTTCCTGCGAAGTCTTACGTCCTCATAAACAATGGAAGTAGTACCGTCAGGATTTACAGTTAACTCTGCCTGAAGATGTAGGTCTCCAACAATTTCTACATCAGGGTCTGCCAGTAGCTGGTCAAGGACCTGCTCTTGGATTACCTCGTACTCTTCTACAACATAGTCGTAGCTTTCTTCCCAACCCCACGTGATGGCACTATTACCGAAAACAACTGCTGATTTAACCCAAGTGGACAGCTTCGACCAACCGTCTGGGTTAGAGTTGAACAAACAATAATTGACTACATCCGATGCAACTTGGGAGGCTTTTATCGCAGCCATTTCGTTGCTGTAGGGGACGAATAATGCTAGTTTATCGTTGTCTAATAGTAACTTGGTTAACAGTGCCGTATACCCTTCGGCTATCTCAGCCGAGTCAGATGATACAATTTTTGACACGCCCTGTGGAGCTAAGTCTCCTCGTGGATCCATGCTCATCTCATAGACGGCATTTTCTCTACGCTTGCTTAGATCTGATGATCCTGTATATCCACCCGACGCATTCCGCATATGGCGGTCTATCGACTGAACTAACATGTCATCAGAAATCTTTTCTATTTTCTTGCTCATTTCTCTCTCTCTAGTTAAAGCCATTTAGTGTCGTCTTGCATATTGTTGAGGTTTATCTCACCCCAGCTAAAGCTTCTATTTGTTAAAGCGTGACCATGTGTTCTATAGGCCTCGCAAGTGATTGCTAATGACATTACCATGTCGTCATGATGTCCTACCGAAGCTTCCGCTTTACCACTAGGTGTAACAATGAAGCTTCTAAGTTCATCAAGGATCATACCACATGGAATCATAATATCCTCATCGTCAATCATACGTCTAAGATTAGATATGATTGGTGGTCTTGTAGACACAGTTGTCTTAAAGCCCAAGTGATTGATACTATCGGTCACCGTATTAGCGGTTTTTCTTTGTTGGTAGATGTTCGGGTAGTTCATTCCGAATAACTGCTGGACTGTCGCCAAACCTACCGAGTTGCTCTCAGGACATATAAGAGCGTTGTTGTACCACCTACCGAGATAGAACATCATCTTGCCATACCTGACAGGATCTATCCTATTGTTTCTGTAGACGGCACAGATCTCTCTGTCCTTGTTTAGTACGGTAGCTACCGAGTAGTCACCGCGTACACCAAGTGCTACGTCAGCTCCGATTATATACTTCTGTTCTCTCTCTGGAGCTGCCCATACTTTTAGCGATCCCTCATCCTCTTCATCGAACGAGCTGTAAATCTCATTGTACTCTCTAATAGATTCAGGAGTTTTCGGTAAGTATTTATCAAGAACTTCTTTACTAAAGACGGACGATCCTGATTGTATAAAGGACTCTTCTGCCGTAAAGGGATACTCTTGTTTAAAAGTTGAACTTGAAGTTTCAGATATTTTGATCCGTCTCCAGTATATTTGTGCCTCATCTAAATCGTATTCCTCTACTAGTTTGTTTTCTTCTTTAGTCATTTCGAGGCCATCAGGGGAGTTTAGTCGATACTCGTCCTGAAGGTACCAAGGAACAAACAGAGGTCTGAAGATACCTTCACCTTTCTCTGCCTTATTCCAAAGGTCGTAATAAACACCCTGAGCACCATTCGAGGTGCTATTAATAATAATTATGCTACCCGGAAGTAGCGCGATTGACTGGAACATACCCGCTAGGATACGTTCGCCGTTCTGCCAGAACGCAGCCTCATCAGCCAGTAGACAAGTATTAGTTGTACCTCGTCCGGGATTCTCCGCACCAGCGGTCCACACACGGTACTTACTGCCGTTCTTACTGAATGACATTTCGCGTACGTTAGACTTATCTAGTATTGGCTGGATCTCCTTAGGGAGTTCTGCCCAGAATGTCTGAGACATACTGAAGATACTTTCCGTGGTAGGCTTGTCTAGCGAGATGACCACTGATCTAGTATTCCCATAGAAAAGGGACCTATGAAAGATGTAAGCAGAGGCTATCGTAGAGAAACCGGCTTGTCTATATTTCGATATAATCGAGCGAACATAGCCTGTCTCTTCCATTTGCTTATCAAAGTCATCAACAACAAGTGTCTGAGCACTGTTGAGCTTTAATGATATTAACCCTAATGAAGCATCTTTCGGGTAGATCTTGAGGCAATCCTCAATGAATTCTTTCGGGTGCTCTTTCCAGAACGCCCACTTCTTCCGCTTTTCAAGTTCAACTAACAGCTTAGCGGCTTCTTTGGTATTTCCCATATGGGCTCCGTTTAAAAGTTTAATCCGGCCTGAAGTGATAACGGACCGAAACCTCTCTTATTGTAAGGGTCTGTATTCTGATTTGCAAAGTACTGTCGTTGTGCGTTATCTCTTTCAACCTGTGCTCTGATAGCTTCTTTTTCAGCTGCATCCCTACGAGCAAAACTCACCCTTGCATTTATCTCAGGGTGTGTAATGTCCCAGTTTCCATAGTTAAAGCGGCCTTGCATATCATTTTGGAGAGCTGCCAGTTGCCAGTCAAACGAACCGGGTCTTCTGTGCGTAACCATGTCTGGAACACCCATTGGCGCCTGCGGTCCGGTATATCCTGATAAATTCATAGGTCTTCTTAGAGACCCGTCTGTTGTGTATCTTTGTCCTGCCATGTCTATCTCCTAGTGTTTGACTATATCGTCAAGATTAACCACACTGATTTCATACTCGTCTTCTTTGGTGAGCTCTAACAGTCTAGCCATTAACTCCATCTCAGACATTTCTTCTGCTCTATCTTCAGCAGCAGCCTTAGCATCTTGAGTTGGTTCTATATATTTATTAGCTTCGGTGATTGCCTTAATACATAAAGCATCCCCTTGGCTAGTACCCTGAGCAAAGTGCCTTGCAGCAATCTGTGCAAGCATCTCACCGGGAGACAAACCTGCAGCCTCCTCAAAGGCTTCTTTAGTGTACTTTACTTTG